ATGTTTGACCAGTCACGGTCGGTATAGGTGCAGTAACTATATTACCAAAAGCATCATACATTGAACCCACAGAATCTCCAGTAGTTGCAGTTTTTTTAGCTTCATCTTTTAAGCCTCCCAATAAACCTGAAGTAGTTTTCTGAACATTTTTATTCGCATTCATCATAGCTCCAGCTAAAGCATTCATAACAGATATAGTCGGATTTTGAGCAACAACACTAAAAATACCTAATGGAGTATTTCGTCCTGGAACAATCATGTCGCCTACAGTTTTACCTATGTCTTTAGCGGTCGTTCCTTTTAACAAATCTAAAATATTAAACTGTGGTGTTGGGGCAACAGTGGGACGTGGGTTAATCTTAATATTTGTTCCAGGATAATTAATAGGTAAAGACTCTTCACTGCCAGTAAACCCAATATTTGATTGTGCGGAGCTTAAATCACTAAATCCAGGAGTTGTGCTAGTAATCCCCCCAGCTAAACCAATATCGCTCATCCCTTATTCCTTTGCTCTACAATAAACCTAGCGTTTTGTGCTCGCATATTTGCTATCTCTTCTGTAGTATCGATACGATCTTTTTGTATTAAAGTATTAGCTTGCAGTTTTTCTTTATTGAGCTTGAGTTGTTCAGCATCTTTCATAGCCTCTTGCGTTTGTGCTTGCTCTTTTAGTTGCAACTCTTTAGCTTTTAAATCAACTAAAGGATCACGCTGACCACTACCTAGAACTTGTGCTTCTTGTTCAAAATATTGTGCTGTAAGCTCTGCTTCTATTTGTGCTAATCTATTTTGCACCATGTTTGGATCCATACCTTGCTGTGCTTCCATTTGTGCTTGCATACTAGCTTTCATGCCGATATGCTCAAATATATGTTGTTGTAATATATTTATCATAGCTGGATTAGCACGAACAATCTGGCTTGACATGTAACTTAAATGTGTTGATATATGTGCATCATGGTCTTGATCAGGGAACGCTTTTAATTGCATTTGCCCACCTAACGCTGACATGACTTTACCGTTTTCAATCACTGCACTCATGGGTTGTGGTTGTGGAGGCGGAGGTAATATTTGCTCAACATTGTCAACGCCTAAACTATTATATACTCTTCTGTAGGCTTCGTACAAATTGTGCATCTCTGGTTTGCTACTTGCTAATTTTAATTGTTCTTGAGCTAAACTAATACGTTGAGACATACTAAATATGTTAGGATTAGCTACTGGTATAATATCAATACGCTCACTAAAATCATTAGCTTTATCACCTTCTTCAGTATATGGGTAAGAACCACCTTCTTGTGAAATTAAATCTGATATTAATTTAAATTCTTGCTTCATACTATTGTACAGACGTTTATGCACTGCACTTATAATACGACTACCTCTTTCTAACAGAGCTATTGTTGTACCAACTGGCATCTCTTGATTATTTATATTGCCAGTACCCATATCTGTCGTACCGACAAACTTTTGAGCCGCCTGAACCACGAAGCCGAGTAGCTGAAATAGTGTACCACTCGGTTCTTGGTAGGGGAGGTTAAAGAATGAATTTTTTAATTGATCGCCCACAACATCAACATCACGCCATTCTCCAGGACGTAACGGTTCATCATCATTTTTAATGCGTAAGCCTCTAGCTTTAAAACCAGATGGCATATTTGCTAACGTACCTGAGTCAATTAACTGTCTCAGATTAGCTGTCGCCGCTCTGGATAGGTTACCTAGCAGATGTATCAAGCCGTTTCCGTAAAAACCAAGTCCAGGAGTAAAAATATAGTGTACAAAATATTGTTTTTTGTTTTTAAAAGCATCGTCTTCATCATAATTCCTATAAATTGACAAAACTTCGCCATTATCAGCGTTGACTGTAACAATGTACGGTAATTTTACACCAGTTTCTTCACCTTTTTCGTCTGTGTCGGCAAATTTTTCTAAATCTAAGTAACAATGACACTCAAAAAGTTGTATTTCTTCATAATCACCTTGTGCATACACCCCAGTAATTGATTCTTTTGTCTCATCGACGTCATCTCTGTCAGGTTTACCTGATTGTATCTCTATGTCTCTGTAAAATTTGTTAACTTGTAGCTTACGAAACTCATTTTCTGACATTGTTATGATTTGTGTAACCCTATCTGCTGAGTCAAGATCACTCGCATTGTAAGGCACGAGCATATCTTTAGCTTCTACAAACTTACTAACTTGTCTACCAAACTGTGGATCAACATAAACTTTTTTAAACGCACTACCACCGAGTCCCAAGTAGTATAACATTTGGTCAAACTCAGTTTCATACTCTTTCATGGTGTGCATAATTGTGTAATTCATATAATCTTGTACACGTTCTGCTTGTTTTTCTAAATCGGGTGTTGTTGTCCCCATCACTTGTGTGCGTACTGGACCTTTCGCTGGAAGTAATTCTTTATATGCTTGACTTTGGAACTGTGTAACAGCTTCGTTCAACATTGGATGCACTACACCAGTAGCTCCATCAAATGGTTCTGTACGACTTTCATACTTTAAGCCCAGTAAATTTAAACCTTGGCTGTATGTGTCTAACCATTCTTGCCTAGCATTTTTATCTTCATCTACTTTTTCTATTACATAAGCACTGACACCAGCTAACTCATCATCGTCTAACTGTTCTGCAAGGTTTGCCATAAACCCAGTGTCTTGTACTTCTTGTTCTGGAGATCCAAGTTCCACGGACCCGTCTTCAAGTTCTGTTATTTCTACATCATCATCTATTTGGGGTTCTTCTTGAACTTGCACATCTATAGGATCAGGGTCTAATATGGGGTTGCCAACTAAAGTCAACTCCTTCTCAATATTATTATAAGGGTTTTTTGGTTCAGCCATGTGTATCTCCTGAGACAACATAAAACTTGTCTCTCATTAATTGTGCCACAAATTCTCTTGTTTGGCTAGAACTTGGTGGAACGTAGGTTGGGTCTTCTTCTTGCCACATACCGTAGAGCAAATACATCTCGTCAAATAATTCTTTAGGTTTAGTTTCAACCGTAATATACATTACTTCTTCCTGGACCATCATCCTCATATACCTCATCTTCTGGGTGCGTTATAAAACCACCTTCTCTAAATCTTCGTAAAGCTTGTGTTACAGTATCAACAAAGTCATCATGTTCTCCTGCTGGAAACTTGGCACATTCTTCAATAACTTCTTCAGCCCAACGAGTATCTGGTGACCATACTAACCCAGATTCAAGTAGTGGTGCAACTGAATTTACACGACTAAATTTATCGTTACCTCTACTCGGACTATAGTTTTGTATGGGAATGCCCATCTGCCGTAGTTCGTGGGTCAATGGCATACCTGATGCTTTCGCCTCAATCAAGACACATTCTGGTTCCCAATACTTATATTCTTCCAAAGCTATTTTACGCAACTCAGGAAAGTCCCATCTACCACGCCGAGCATCACAAAGAATAATGTTAGGAGGACCGCCTTCTTCTGGGTAAAAAACACCCCATGTTGTAATTGCTGAAAAATCTGCTGTTTCTTTTTTACTAAATGCAGTATCATAACTTTGCATAACGTAGCTGAGTGGTGGTATATCTTTCTTAGTCCAAGTTTTCCACCACTCTCTCTTTAATATAGCACTTGTTTCACTCGTTGGGTTTTGTTGCCATTGAGCTTCCCACTTACCTACTGACAATGATGCCTTGACCTTTAACAGTTCTTCCACTTTCCAAAAATTACCCCACATCGCTTTACCATCTGGCAATATTGCAGGGAACTCTACAACTTCCCACTGGTCAGCTAATATGTCTCGTGCTTGCTGTTTTATAAGTTTACCAGTTAAATCGATCTCACTCCAACGTGTCATAACGATAACGATCGCT